CTCACTGAGAAGGGGAATGAGAACCGTTCTCAAGGCAAGGGCAGCAAAAAGGCCCCGACCATAAGGCCAGGGCTGGAGCGTATCAGCTGGAGCGCTTGCGGGATGGCTGAGCTTTGCCCGCATCTGAGCGAACCTTTCGCGGTGCCCCCTTACCTGCCCGTGACCTTACGGCTGGGGCAGCTGGGGCCGGTGCGGAATCGGTGCGCGGAAAAAGTCCCGTATCTTGTGGAAAAAGTTCGGCGGGTATATCAGCTCCGCCGTTGATGCGCTGGCAGTCTCGCCAGTAGGGCACAAGCTCCCGCCATAGCTGGAGCGGACCCTCCTTGCCGTGGGCTGCCTGCAGCGCCAGCAGATCGGCCCAATCCGAAGCTTCAATGCTGGAACGTTCAATTGCCCACCGCAGATCGCGTAGGTGGCGCTTTTCAAGGCGCAACTGCTCTCGCTCAGCCTCTCGGCTCTCGCGCTGGCGGCCCTTTGTGGTCCACTCTCCGCCGCTCATTCCTGGAACTCCTGTGCAATCTGCCGATCCTGTAGGTAGATAACTTGGGAGCGGATCCCGGCAATGGTTGCCGCGTAGGTTGCGGGATCGTCCAAATACTCTGGAGCTTCCCGCAGAATCCGGCGATACTCAGAGTCCAACAGCAGGCGCAACCTACCTAGTTCCCGGCCGGTAAGCTTAAGTGTTTGCATGGTGCCCTATGGGTGAGGGTTACCCTCTAACACTACCACGGGGCGCAAGGCTTGCCAGCCGGCTCTGATGTAGTATTGTGGGCAAGTTCACCCGAGGCTCACCCATGGCCCATCCCGCTGCAATCACCCTCGCCTACAACGCGATCATGCGCTCCGAGGTTTTTAGAAACGACGGCCCGCAAATCGATCTACCCCGAGCGCTGGCACTGCTAGGCGATGCCGCACATAACAGAGAAACACAGGAAGCCATCTGGAGCGATCTAGGGGAGTTTACCGAGGCACCCTTAGGCGATCTGATCGTCGGAGCCTATTGGGCACTCAGCGAGTGGCACGGCGGGCAAGGTTCCCCAACCTACGCGGCGCTTTGCTCACTGGGACAGGTATTCTCCCCTGGCTGTGCGGACGGACCCGAACCGGATAGCAGCGAGTTCACAGCCTACGAGCTGGTTTCGAGCTGGTGCAAACTGTACGCTTGACACCGGGCCGCATCCGGTTCTACACTCACACACGAGACCCCACCCTAAGGCTCAAATCATGACCACAACCACAACCGAGAACCACGCCGCCGCTAACGCCGCAGCCTGGTGCGAGACAATTATCGACCAGCTGGCACGTCTTAAGGCTGCCTGCCAAGACTCGGACGATGCCTATGAGGCTATCCGAGAGGAAATCCAAGAAGCGCCGCTAAGTCTTGCGGTGCGCAGCCACTGGGTGGATCTGGGCGAACCTCTCAAGCCTGCCCAGTTCTGCATCCTGTTGAGCACTGGAGGCCCCGGCTTACGGATTGTTGGTGAACTGGGGCGCTTCAACTGCCCAGAGTCTGCCCGTATGGAATACCAAGACTGGGGCACACCGTGGACGGAATACCGCGCCATCGGTTCCGGCGTATTGGATGCTTGGGCTGCGCAGTTCTGGTGGGGTGACTGATTCCAGCGCCCACCGATCAGCGGCCCGGCCAGTAGGTCGGGCTTTTTCGCGGCGCTCGCTTCGCTCGCTTGCGAAACGTGAGAGCAAAGAGGTTAGCATGGGGTCAACGGGTTTGTGATCCTAACGTGGCCGATTCTGAGGCACAAGATGTAAACAAAGAACCGCTTACCGTGGCGAACGATCCCACCAAACGTTGGCGCGGCGGCAAGGGCTCATCGGTCCGGATGGATGAGCGGATGAATTTCGCTTATGCGGCAATGCTGGAAGGGGGAACCCGTCGCCAGGTACTGCAGAAAGTGATAGATCGCTTTGGAGTGTCGGAGGTTACAGCTGGAAGAGATTACTCAGCTGCGATGCAGATTCTTAAGACGGAACAAATTGAGACCCGCGAGAATCTACTTAACCAAATCCAGGCATTGCGCCTAGCTACGGTTCAAAAGGCTTTGCGCAAAGGCCAGTTGCAGACTGTGGCGATGCTGCTCAAAGACATGGGCGCGGTCATTGGAGAGGCTGCGCCAGAGCAACAGGCAGCGGCTGCCCCCACGCTCAACATCACGGTTGAGGATCGCCGGCAGCCTTGACCCTTGGCCGATAGTGTGAGACAATAGGGCGTAAGCTCACCCCGCTTCCCTGATGGATCGCCTTCTCACCCTGGCCGCTGTACTCACCGCTTGCGCGGTGCTCGCTATGGGCGCTGACAACTCAAACCAGCTGGCACGCTGCGAGTCTGCCGGCCGATCGGCGGCTGAGTGTCGGCTGTTGGTGCTCGGCAGATAAGCATTGCTGATGTTACAGTGTATTACAGTGTGACCCGCTAGTCGGGTCTGCTGTGCTACAGTACGGGAGTCCTAAGGGAAACCCTCCCATGAATATCACCGACCGCAGCTCCAAGCCAGAGATCATCTCAGCCGCACTAGAACTGACCGACTCCCAGGCAGCCACCATCGCCAGGCTGCAGCAACAGCAACGGATCCTCTGGACCGCGCTTGCGGCGCTCACCGCCTGGGCACTACTCTAGCACACAGCAAGCCGGGGGGCGACCTCCGGCTTTTTTGCGGCGTGGTCGGCACCCAGGGAACCTACTGACACATTCTCAATTCCTTCTTCTGTACTACACCGGGGCAGGGGTTCGATTCCTGTAATACCCTAGAAAGTACCCCCATACATAAAAATGCCCGATTCTGCTGGAGCACTCACCCTTCGCTACGCCCAAGGCGAAGTTTTCTCCAGTCGAAAACGCTTCAGAGTATTGGTAGCTGGCCGACGGTTCGGCAAAAGTTATTTGTCATGTATCGAGTTATTGCGTGGGGCGATCGAAAGGCCGGGCGAAACCTTTTTCTATGCCGCCCCTACATACCGGATGGCGAAAGACATTGCCTGGAAAGTCCTAAAACGACTGGTCCCGAAAGCCTGGATCAAGGCAAAGAACGAAACGGACCTCAAAATCGAGCTGGTGAACGGCTCGACGATCGAACTGAAAGGCACTGAAAACGCAATGGCCCTACGCGGTCGCAGTTTGGCTGGCGTGGTGCTGGACGAAGCCGCCTTCATGGACGCCGAGGTCTGGTTCGAGGTAATCCGCCCCGCCCTCGCGGACAAACAAGGCTGGGCATTGTTCATTTCCACCCCGGACGGCACCGCCAGCTGGTTCTACGACCTCTGGTGCTATTGCGAGGAAGGCGACAAGGACTGGCAACGCTGGCAATTCACGACGATTGACGGCGATAACGTCCCACCAGAGGAAATCGAAGCTGCCCGCGCCCAACTCGACCCGCGCACCTTCCGCCAGGAGTTCGAGGCCAGTTTCGAGAACCTCAGCGGTCTCGTCGCCATCTCATTCGGCGACGACAACATCGACAAACAAGTCCAAGACCTCCCCGTCCTACCCCTCTTGCTTGGGGTGGACTTCAACGTGGACCCAATGAGCGCGGTCTGTGCAGTGAAAAAAGGCGACGTGCTCTGGGTCTTCGACGAAATCATCATGACCGGCGGCGCCACCACCTGGGATCTCTGCGAAGAAATCCAGTCTCGCTACGGCGTGGAGCGCCGAATTATTGCCTGCCCGGACCCCACGGGTGGCGCCCGCAAAACCAGCGGCGTCGGCGCCACCGACCACAACATCCTCCGCAAATCCGGCTTCACGGTATCCAGCCCCCGCAACCCCTGGAAAATCCGCGACAAGATCACCTGCGTCAACACCGCCCTCCTCGATGCGACTGGAACCCGCCGCCTCTTCATCCACCCCAAGTGCAAAGAACTGATCAAATCCCTCCGCACCTTGACCTATTCCCCTGGAACGGGCCTCCCCAACAAAAACCTTGGCGTAGACCACGCCTTTGACGCCCTGGGCTACCTATGCCTCCAAACCTTCAACCTTGCCAAACCAGAGAACCTGGGCAAGACCAACTATCGTGTGTGGTAACAGCGGTAATTTTGTGGCTAAAAAACCAACTAAAGCCCAAAAGAAGGTCGCCAAGGTCATGCGTGAGTACGGCAAAGGCGAACTGCACTCGGGCAGCAAAAAAGGTCCCGTGGTGAAGTCCCGCAAGCAGGCAATCGCCATCGCCATGAGCGAAGCCGGCATGGCAAAACCCAAGAAAACCACCAAAAAAGGCAAGAAATAATGGCTAAACGCGGCCTTTACAGCAATATCGCTGCAAAACGCAAGCGCATCGCCGCCGGCAGCGGCGAAAAGATGCGCAAACCTGGCACAAAAGGTGCCCCCACCGCTGCTGCCTTCAAAGCAGCCGCCAAAACCGCCAAAAAACCCAAGAAATAGCCTCAATTTCTTTACGCCGAGGCCGCCGATGTACCTACGTCACACCAGCTCCGTCACCACCCCTTACCCCTTCGGCACCTCTGCAGGCGGCGCCGCAGCCTCTGCTGGAGCCACCGACGCCTTCGGCCGCGCCCGTGTATCTAATCCCCTCACTCTTTTCGACTCCAGCCACCGTTACCACGACAACGGCCTCTGGAGCACCTCCACCGCAACCGGCGGCACGACTACTTTTGACGCCAGCGCCGGCCTCGTCAATCTTGCCGTAACTGCCGCCTCTGGCTCCTCGGTCATCCGCGAAACCACCAAGTGTTTCTCTTACCAGCCAGGCAAATCCCTGCTGGTCATGTCCACCTTCACGTTTAATCCAGCCAAAACAAACCTGCGCCAGCGCATCGGCTATTACGGCGCCGCCAACGGCATGTACCTCGAACTTGCCAACACCACCCTTTCCTTCGTCGAACGCAGCTCTTCCACCGGCTCCCTAGTCGAAACCCGAGTCGCCCAATCCGACTGGAACGTTGACCCCTTAAACGGCACCGGCCCCTCCAACCTCACCCTCGACCTCACCAAATCCCAAATCCTGTGGATGGACATCGAGTGGCTGGGACTCGGCACCGTCCGCCTAGGTTTTGTTATTAACGGCAAATTTATCCACTGTCATTCCTTCCACCACGCCAACATCATCACCTCTACTTACATCACAACCGCTTCGCTCCCTCTTCGCTACGAAATTACTAACACCGCCGCTACCGCCAGCGCCAGCACCCTCAAACAGGTCTGCTCAACTGTACTTTCCGAAGGCGGCTACGAACTTCGCGGCCTCCAACAAGCCATTGGAACCGCAATTACTGCCCCTCACGCCCTAACTACTGCTGGCACTTACTACCCAGTTATTTCCTTACGCCTTAAGGCAGCCGCACTAGATGCAATCGTTATCCTTACCGCCTTATCTATTCTTGGCGCCACAGCCAACG